AAAATACTCCAAGGGCGTTCATACCGAAGAACAATATGAAAAGATAAGGAAACAATTATGAAACAATGGCTTAAAAAAATTACAGGTATTGAAGCAGAAGAACAGCGTATTGCAGAAGAAAAAGCAAAAGTGGAAGCTGACGAGATGAAACTGCTTAAAAAGAAGGATCCAAAAGCATATGCGACACGCCGTAAGGAGCCTTGGGTAAATGTTTTAGATATCAAAGTTAACGATGAAAATGTGCGCAATGGATTTTTTGAATTAGATTGGAACGAATATTTTATAGCACAGTTATTAGAAGCTGGATACGGCGAAGCGGCTGATCCTGAAGAAGAAGTGGTTGACAGATGGTTCAGAGATATAGTATATAATATGTTAGAAGCAGAAGGTATGGACACCAGTAGAGGAGCAGGATATATAAATGTTATTCCTATTGATAAAGGACGCAGTGAGGTGTCGTAATGCGTGATGACCTTATGGTCCAACAGCAAGTGAAAAGTGTTTGGCAACACATGGTTGGCGTGATTTGCCTTAATCAAACAAATCGCAAGCAGGTTAAGCGTGTTCTTCCTGCTTTATTTGCTGTTTGTCCTACACCAATCCACTACTTAACAACCACTCCGGATACTGTAAAGAAAATTATTCAGCCATTGGGCATGGTAAATGTTCGTGAAAATAGGCTAAGGAAAATGTCAAAAGATTACTTGACATGGGACGGAAAAGATGCTACAGTATTATATGGAATTGGTAAGTATGGCAGTGACAGCTATCGCCTATTCTACAAAAACGAGATTCCCGACAACGTCGGTGATCATGAACTGAAACGCTATATAGAAGAAGAGTTACATGGCAACATACATTCTAGTTGATACAGCAAATACTTTTTTCCGTGCTCGTCACGTAGTTCGTGGCGACATTGACACAAAAGTAGGCATGGCAATGCATATTACACTTAACAGCATTAAGAAGGCTTGGCAAGACTTCAAAGGTGATCATGTGGTGTTTTGTTTAGAAGGACGTAGCTGGCGTAAAGATTATTACGAGCCTTACAAGCGCAACCGTAAAGAAGCACGTGATGCTCTTACTCCACGTGAAGCAGAAGAAGATAAAGTGTTTTGGGAAATCTTTGACGAGTTCAAAGATTTTGTTAGCACCAAGACCAATTGCACTGTAATGCATAATACAGTTCTCGAAGCAGATGATCTTATTGCAGGCTGGATACAAAATCATCCCAATGACGATCATGTTATAATTTCTACCGACGGCGACTTTGCACAATTAATTGCTCCTAACGTGCGTCAATACAACGGTGTTAGTAACACAACTATTACACACGAAGGTTATTTTGATGACAAAGGTAGACCTGTTGTTGACAAGAAAACTAAAGAAGAGAAGCCAGCCCCCGATCCACAATGGTTGCTATTTGAAAAGTGTATGCGTGGCGATACTAGTGATAATGTGTTTAGTGCATATCCAGGTGTTCGCAAGAAAGGCACTAAGAACAAGGTGGGGTTGCTAGAAGCATTTGCTGACAAAGATACTAAAGGATTCAACTGGAACAACATGATGCTACAGCGGTGGGTAGATCATGAAGGTGTTGAACATCGTGTGCTAGATGATTACACACGAAATGTTACGCTGTGTGACTTAACTGCACAGCCAGATGATATTCGACAAGAAATTGACAATACAGTTCGCAATGTAGAAACAAAACAAATTAGTCAAGTCGGTATGCGTCTTATGAAGTTTTGTGCTCGCTGGGATATGCAACGTATTGCAGATCAAGCAGCAGCATTTTCTGAGCCTTTACAAGCAGGATATAAAGTATGACATTAAAAGCAAAACCAATTTTACAAGACAAGTTTTGGATTGTAGAAAATGCAGGTGAAAAAGTAGGAACTCTAAGCAAAAGCGAAGATGGATTTGTTGTTACCACAAGTGGCAAAACGGACTTTTATAAAAGTGAAAACCAGCTTCGTAAAACATTTGGAAAAAATTTCCTGATTGCTAGCATTCAAGAAAGCCCTGAATCTGCAAATAAACTAGAAGTTCATGGCTATCCTACTAGAACACAGCCATACAACAGTATGTTCGATATCAAGCAAAAACTACCTCTCTTTACTAAGAGTGAAAAGTCTAAGAGTGTATATTGTGCAGGCTACTATCTTGTAAAATTCAATGTCAATTGGTTGAAAAGTTTTTGCCCAAAGCTAATTACTATTGAGCGTAACGAATTTATAGGTCCGTTCAAAACAGAATTTGAAATGAAAGCAGCATTAAGTAATGTCAATCGAACCTCTTAATACTCAACCATTACAGCAGTTGATTGCAATGGTAAAGCAGGCTGATGCAAGTCGTGCTAAAGAGGTTAAGATTCCTATTGAGCAGGCAAAAAATATTGCCTTTGCTTTGGGAATTGCAATGGCAAGATTGAACGGCGACATGGAAAAGTTTATTAAAGAAAATGGCGGAAGTAACGAGGATATTATTGTAACAATGGGCAGTTCTTCCGCTGATTGGACATAATAAAAAACTACCATATAACTCCTAATATGATAAATACGTATATAATGGAGTTAAGATATGAGTAGACCTAAACCTACTGTTTTATTAGAATACACCAATAGTGCAACCTATAAGTGCGAACAAGTGCTAGATGCGGAAGCAATATGGGCAGTATTCTATAAAGGAAAACCATTTAATTTAAAAAGCAGCAATGCTATTACAAATTATCCTGGTCCTAAATATAAAAAAACAAGTTTTTCTAACCCTGGACATGCATTTAATCTTGCTAAAAAATTAAACGAAATGTTCAAGTCGGATGAGTTCGATGTTGTAAAACTCACTCAAGGCACAATTTTACAAAGCAATGACTGATAAAATAACATACACCAAACTATTTTTACGTATGTTAGGACAAAGCACAAACGAAAGTAATGTTAAAGCAATGCTGCCTGTATGGTGGCATAATACACGCAACAAAGATAAAGGCGGATTAAGATTAACAGAAGAGGGCTACGATACAATTCAACAAATTGAAATCACTACATACGATATTCCTTTTCCAAGAGATATGACTATAACTACTCAAGTGATTATTTTTTTAGATCAATTTATAGATTGTCCGTATTATCTTACCAATCGGAGCCTTACGGTTACACACGAAAAACGAGCAGTTGAATTGACTCTTTTTAGCGGCGATATAAGAAAATACGGAATAACAAAAGCTCTTAATAGGCAAAAAACAGATAAATAATATAAACGTGGAGAACAATAATGTCAGACGATATCAAAAAATTTATTAACATCCTCAAAGAGGATACAGCTATAGACGAAGCTAACAATCCTTTATTCAGATTAGTATACATTCCATTAGACGAGCAATCTGAAGATTATCGCCGGTTCTTGGTAGATTTAAGTGATTTAATGAATCGCATTACTCCAGGTATGACAGAGTCTGAACAAATAAACCTAAACACTATAAATGACATTATATTACATTTAGGCGAAGGCAAAGCAGGAGCAGGCATCAAAATAGGCTGATGCGCATAGATCTTCACGGACAGCACATTCATACAGCATGGCAATATTTCAACCGTCAAGTCACAGCCGCTTATTATAGCGGACACAAAAAGTGTCACGTTATTACAGGGCAAGGAGCGATGATGCAGGAATTGAACATATGGGCAGACAATCATCCCCATATAAGAGAGTGCATACAAAATCCAAAAAATCCTGGAAGTTTCAGCATAAAATTACAAAAAAGAGGTTGACCTCTTAGGTGTTATACACTATATTATTTGTATAGGCACTGAAACAAAAGGAATACGTTATGTCAGAAGCACGAGTTCTTACACCGAAGAAAGCTAAAAACGCACTGCAATTTGCTATGCGTAAACAACGCCCCATTTTCCTTTGGGGTCCTCCAGGTATCGGTAAATCCGATATTGTTGCACAGATTACAAATAGTCTGTCTAATGCACATCTAATTGATATTCGACTGTCGTTGTGGGAACCCACCGACATCAAAGGTATCCCCTACTTTGATGCCAATCAAGGCAAAATGGTTTGGGGTGCGCCAGCAGAATTGCCCGACGAGGCAATGGCTGCACAATATGACCACATTGTTCTTTTCCTTGACGAAATGAACAGTGCTGCACCGGCAGTGCAGGCTGCGGCATATCAGTTGATTCTGAATCGCCGGGTAGGTCAATACAAGTTGCCCGATAATGTTATCATTGTTGCGGCTGGTAACCGTGAAGCAGATAAAGGCGTTACATATCGTATGCCTGCTCCACTTGCTAACCGTTTTGTGCACCTTGAAATGGGTGTAAACTTTGATGACTGGTTCGAATGGGCTGTCAACAACAAGATCAACCAAGACGTTGTAGGTTACTTGCAGTTTGCTAAACAGGATCTTTATGATTTCGATCCTAAAAGTGCAAGCCGGTCGTTTGCTACACCTCGTTCTTGGTCGTTTGTAAGTGAGTTGCTAGAAGATGATCTAGACGAATATACTACAACAGATCTTGTGGCAGGTGCTGTTGGTGAAGGTCTTGCAGTTAAGTTTATGGCACACCGTAAAGTTGCTGCAAATATGCCTAATCCTTCGGACATCTTGTTAGGCAAAGTAAAAGAGTTGAAAACGCAAGAAATCAGTGCCAAGTATTCCTTGACTGTGTCTCTCTGCTACGAACTCAAAGAAGCCAGCGATGCAAACGATAAAAAGTTTGACGATAAAGTTAACAACTTTTTGCGTTTTGCAATGGACAACTTTGAAACAGAGTTGGTTGTTATGGGTATTAAACTTGCTCTTACACAATATGCTCTTCCGATTGATCCGGACGAAGTTGAATGCTTTGATGAGTTCCACGATCGCTATGGTAAGTATATCCAGGCTGCACGTGGGGCCTAATGAAGCCATAAGGTGGACGGAGAAATCCGTCCACTTTTTCTATTTAGAGGTTGACAAATCTTTTAAATATTGCTAGTATGAAACATAGGCACTGAAATTAGAGGTTATCATGACTGCTAAAGACACTCAAAGTAAACTGAAACAATGGCAACCAGATCCTGACATTACGCCCGATGCACTCGAAGCAATGCGTGTAGAAGTGTTGGATCGTATTGTAACTGCTCGTGTTGGGCTGCTTCTACGGCATCCATTCTTTGGCAACATGGCTACAAGACTTAACATCCAAGCAGCAGATGAATGGCTTATGACTGCTGCCGTAGACGGACGTAATTTGTTTTTCAACACTCAGTTTTTCAACGCAATGGATAATAAAGAAATTGAGTTTGTTATTGCCCATGAAATTTTTCACATGGTATACGATCACTTAGGTAGGCGACATGATCGTAATCCGATGCTATATAACATTGCAGCAGATTATATTGTAAACAACGAACTGTTAGATCAAGGCATTGGTGCGAAACCAAAGATTGTAGATTGCTTCCAAGACTTTAAATATCGTGGCTGGAGCAGCGAGCAAGTTTATGACGAGCTGTTTGATCAAGCCAAAAAGAATGGCGAAGAATTTTTGCAAGAACTAGGAGAAATGCTAGACGAACATTTGGACTTGGAAGGTGACGGTGATCAAGAAGGCAAAGGCAAGGGGCGTCCTAAATACACCAAAGAAGAACTTGATCAAATTAAAGACGAGATCAAAGAGGCAATGATCAATGCTGCACAAACTGCTGGCGCTGGCAATGTTCCTGCAGGGGTGCAACGTATTATCAAAGACCTTACTGAATCCAAAATGAACTGGCGTGAATTGCTACGTCAACAAATCCAAAGCACTATTAAAAGCGATTACACATTTAGTCGTCCTTCACGCAAAGGCTGGCATACCGGTGCAATCTTGCCAGGTATGAACTTCCAAGATACTATTGACATTTGTGTAAGTATTGACATGTCAGGTAGTATCGGCAATGCTCAGGCAGCTGACTTCTTAGGTGAAATAAAAGGTATTATGGAAGAATACCAAGACTATAAAATTAAAGTATGGTGTTTTGACACTAGCGTTTACAATGAGGACGATTTTATTGCAGACGACGGCCGTGATATTAGCGAATACGAAATTGCCGGAGGTGGTGGCACCGATTTTATGGCAAACTGGAAATACATGAAAGATCGCGATATTCAGCCTAAAAAATTCATCATGTTTACAGACGGCTACGCTTGGGATAGCTGGGGCGACCCTGATTACTGTGACACTGTGTTTATTATCCACAGCAATCACGATAAAAATCTTGAAGGACCGTTTGGTGTTACTGCTCACTACGAGGAGGCTGCGTGAAGTTAAAAGATCCCAATCCTTTAGATATCTTGCGACTTAGGAGGGTAAAATTTTGCCCTCCTACCTTTGCAACTACTGATGTTGCAAGGCGTTATAACTTAGAAAGAGCAATTTGCGAATGGATTGAGGATCATTTAAGCGGACGTTACTTTTTTGGACAAAATGTAGGTTTAAAAGAAGACGAACAAATGCACAGTATACAAAGTGTATACACAGTTGGTTTTGAATCAAAAAAAGAATTAAGTTTCTTTCTACTTGCTTGTCCACATTTAAAATACGAATAACTAGATTTAGGTATATACAACATAAGGAGAATTATATCAATGACTGAAGCACAAGCTCAAACTAATAGCAACGAATTAAATATTCAAGATCTTGCATTGGCACGTGCAATTATTGAATTGGCTACTGAACGTAGTGCATTCAAAGCAAACGAATTAGCCAATGTAGGCTCACTTTACAACAAATTAGATGCATTTTTAAAAGATGTAGAAGAGCAAGCTAAAGCTGCAAAAGAAGCTCAAGAAGCTGCTGCTGCTGAAGCTGCTGCTGAAACAAATGGAGAGACAAATGGCGCTTAAACATGTAGGCAGAATAGCCTCTAATCAAAAAAAAGTAATCGTTGCATACAGAGTAGTTCCTGGGGAGCCAGAACATTGTCTTATCATTCCTACTGAGTCTCTTGATTCTGGAGAACATGATGCATTAATGACAGCAGTTGAATCAGCTTCAGGTCAACAGGCTTACGAATTTGCGGAACAAATGTCTCGCACAACTTTGCCTGATGGACGCAATATGTTAGCTGGATTTCATACCACAGGAAAGATGAGTAAAGTATCAACTGAATTGATCGAAATGACTCCTACCACTACATCAAGTGTAAAACTATCAGATTTAAATAAAATTGTTGCAGAGCAGAAAGGCGTTACGGTTGCAGATCTAGCTCTTAAGGGACCAGATGGCACAACAAAACAACCTGCTCCAGTCGAAGAAAATGTA